AGGAAGTGCATCGATGAGACAAATCTTTTCATCATCGAAAATATCTGTCGTAATCTTAATCCATTTAATTTCAGACATAGCTATCCTCCCAATATTCTTCTAAGTCGATGTTCATAACAGCAGCAAAATTTTTCTGTTCGGATGCGACTTACACTCATATTTTTATCCCTTATTTCAATCCTACTGGTGGATCTACATCATATGTAAATTGTTTATCTGAGTTTTTTAGATTCATACGAGCGATGTTGTTCGCAATTAGTTGTTGGTTTTCCTTTTGATCCTTAGCATGACTATCTAGTTCATTTACTAGCGCCCAAAGGCATACAAGTGCGATAGTTATTAAATATAGATATTCTAGCATTTTGTTTTCTCCCTCTCTTCATAGATTGCTAATCGTTTTTCAAGATCTGAAATACGCTGAATTGCATCTTGGTATTTCATTTGTAGTTCAATCAATTGTTGGTTGATTTCTAGAGCAACTTTCTTCCAGTCTAGGTTTACTTCTTCAATGATTCCTGAAAAGTATAATTTTATTCTGTTTAATAGGTTCATGTTAAAACTCCCATTTGTTTTTCTTTTTTAAGATTTTCTAGCATTTCTGATAGTGTCTCTTTTTTAGTTCGGTAACGATTTCTGCTTTTCCATTTAACGAATAATCGAAAACCTTCATAATTGATAAACACTAACTTGTGTGTTGGATTATCAATAAACTGTTTAAAATCAGGATGATCTCGCATCTCAGTAGCCCAAATTTTAGCAGTTCCAACTGTCAGACCTTCCCACATTTGGCAAAGGTGTTTGTAGTCGCCATGAGTCGCTTTTTCATTGACATCCACAGGTTTGTAAGTAATTTCTACTTTTGGCATGGATTTTCCTTTCTTTTTGTGATATAATTCAGTTAGTTATTTTGGTAAGCGCCTGACTTCTTGTTAGGTGCTTTTTTTGAATTAAGCCACATCTTTTTGCTCAATCAGTGGCAAAATTCCTTTTTTATTTTTGAGTAAATCATAAAGGAACAAACGTCCTTTTTGAGTCCAGTATGTATGCATCTTGCTATAATCTGCATCAATTGTGTGAGTTTTTGATTGAGTATAACCTTTACCTGCGTATTTTTGATACAAGAGCCAAGTATTCCCTTGTTTGAATTGAATTTTCAACTCGTGGAGAATTTTATTCAATTTTTTTGCGCTCATTCCATAATCTTTTGCAATTACAGAAATTGCCACTAGTGATTTGTTTTGCAATACCAAATCATAATAAGATGCTTTAGGTTGTAGTTCTTGAATGATTTGGTTTTTTTGAGCAATTTCTTCCTGGGCTTGCAATCGTAATCTACGTTCTTCTTTTAATTTTTGGAGCGCTGCGATTGCCATGTCTGGGTTATTAAGCAGATCATCAATAGCATACAATCCATGCTTACGAATTGATTTCAAGATTTCTTTGACTTTCTTTTTGAATTCTTTAGCTAGTGGCTTACGAGATTGCATAAGAACTTCATAGAGACCGTTCTCTGTTAAAAACCATACTTCTCTATTTTGACCTGAGGTAAAGATTGTTTCCCTCAGCTTTTCGTCTTCATCGACTGTGTCAATCATGATTGATGGCTTACTATGTTCAATCCACTCTGCCACATCTTTTGCGAGAAAAAGTGGTTCATCTGTTGTACCGTATACTGTGAAGTGTTTTCCGAGAACTTCCTGCTCAGTGATTATTTGTAATTCCATGTTATTCCTCCAATAATTGTTCAAGACGAACGTTTAAATAATTTGCAATTGATTTTAGAGTAATCGCCGATGGTGAACTAGTGTTCCATTTACTGATTGCTCCATTGCCTAAGTCGAGGTCTTTCTCGATTTTATAAATCGAAATTCCCTTACTTGAAGCGATTTCTTTTATCTTGTCATAGATCACTTATAGTACCTCCTTTCATTAGAAAATTTTATAAGAAAATAAGCGTTATTTGTTGACTTTTAATAGAAAATAGTCTATTATTAGGGTATAAGAAATACAGCTATATCATAAAAACAGATATAACAAAAATCTTGGCGGATTATTTTATTTGTATTTATGTTAGCTGGTCAACTAGCTTACAAAATAAGTATAACGGAAAATTTTCTATTTGTCAACAGTTTTGATAGAAAATTTTACATTATTTTGTAAAGCCTTATTTTTGGAGGTTTTTACACATGACTATTTTAGATAAAATACGTTCGTTAGCTAACGAAAGAAAAGTTACTCTTGCTGAATTGGAAAGGAGTTTAGACTTCAGCAATGGCAGTCTCAGGAAGTGGGATACTTCAACTCCTAGTGGCGATAAAATTGAAAAAGTTGCTGATTACTTTAACGTATCAGTTGATTATTTATTGGGCAGAACAAAAATTCCTTACACATCAAATGACGATTTATTGAACACTCAAGAACTTGAAACTCTAATAATGTTTCGAAAAGAAACTGAGGATATGTCCGATGATGAAAAAGAGCGTTTTAACAAAGCAATCTTTAGTATGTTTAAAAATGCTCGTGCTCTTGCCAAAGACGATTCTTTCTGGAAGTAGGTGACTATTTGAAACAATTTACAAGACCCTCAAAAGAAACTTACTTACAATATCACGAAAACGCAAATCGACTCCTTATGGATATATCTGACCATTTTAATATCCATATTTCTCAAATCACTTTCGACCTAGTCATTGAATTCTTTGAAACTAAGTTTAATATTTTATTTGTCTATTTTGAAGCGGATTTAATGTATAAATTGTTCCCGAATAAAAAACAAGAACTTAAATATAATTTAACTTCAAATAATTCTCTCCTGTTGGTTGATTTCAGTTTTTGTAATGTTTGTTCTGGGATGACAATTCCTGATTTTCAAAAAAATCGCTTTGTTGTTTATATCAATCAAGATGTGATTAAGGGAAGGGTTATATTTACAATACTTCACGAATTAGCCCATATATACTGTCATCTAATGAGTTCTGTTTATGACAAAGTTCTAGTATCTAAGACATCGTCAAACTATAGCGATTCCTATCCAACTGAGATTGTTCCATTGGAAGACGAAGCAAATACCATTGCATCAATTTTGTTTCTTAATGATTATAAACTGCTCGAACATATAAAATCTGGGTTGACATTCAAACAACTTATTGAATTCAGTCAAATGTCAAAACCTGCATTGCATAATCGTTTGATGAATTTTCTGATGTATAATTGTAGTTGTCAAGAGTATTATGCCCTTAGCATAGTCCAAGGGTACAAAAATGACGAAGACTGGGCTATTTTGACTTTGCAACAATTTCAAAGAGAATTGCAAGAAATTGCTTAAATTACAAAAGGATCAAAAGAGAATAAATATGAAAATAGGGCCTCGAACACCAAATATAAAAAAGAGAATATCGGCACGCACAACTGGTGCTATAAACCGAAAAATAAAAAAAAGTACATCACCACTTTATGGACAAAAAGGTATTGGTTGGGTTAAAGACCCAAAACGTGCAGCCTACAACAATCTTTATAACAAAGTAACTTTTGGTCTCGGACCAGATGAAGGTTGTCTATTTGGTTGTGGTTGTGTTTCAATTATCGTATTCATAGTCATGATGGTGTTCATATACAATATCATTTCGACAATATTATCTATTAAATAAAAAAATCCCCACACTCGCCTGCAAGCTAGAATGTGAGGATGTACTGTATAGGAAAGAGAAGAGTAGAAAGGGAAAATATGAAAGAGTTACTTTTGACCGATAGCGAAGCTAGATCTCTCATAAAAATAATCAAAGCAATTGCTACTAAACACAATCGAACTCTTACAAATCGCAGTTCAGGAACTATTGACCTTGTTGGTCAGAATAATACTAGATTTATTTTGAATTACTTCTACAGTACTACAAGTAAAGTTTTTCATCTAAGAGAGACACAACACAATTATACTCTCTTACGAATCAATCTAAATAATAAATTCCATAAGAACGCAAATGGTGAGAAAGTTTGGGGAAATCGGGTTAATATCTTCTCTGAAGAAGAATATTATCAAAAAGGAGACGAAACAACTCATTACAAAGCCTATCAGCTTCCGTATGAAGATATTTCAGACACCGATGATTTCCTGGATATGTTTGAGAATTTACTTGACTATACCAACGTGAATAACTCTGAATATTTAGCTATCAATATCCAAGAAGATTTGTTATAATCAATCTATAAAGAAAGGAGAATATCATGAATGCTACCGATATCAAAAAAGCTTATCTAAATTACATAAAAGAAAACGCTGTTTTTAATAATGTGACCGATACTCATACTGAAGTGATTACTCCTTTTGTAGACCCATTAGGTGAAGCTATTGGTTTCTCAATAAAAAGCAACGGAAAACAGTTGACGGTTACAGATGATGGTTATACTATCTGGAATCTATCCGTCAATAATGTTGATGTCACAAAAAAAGGACGACGTCAGGATATCTTCAATTCACTACTACATTTTAACGGATTTGATTTGCATGATGGATCAATCGAACGAACGACTGGTAAAGAACATTTAGGACAAGTCATACACGATATGACACAACTGCTGATGAATGTTTATGATTTTATTCAACTAACGCCTAACAACGTTAAATCTCAATTTTTAGACGATGTTAAGCATTACTTCATGAAGAATGATCATTACACAGTCTTCCCAGCTTTTTCAATCGCAGGTAAGTCTCGTTTAGAACACCGATTTAATTTTGTGTTTATGAGCAAAGGAATTTCAAAAATAGCTAGAGTTCACAATAACATCACTAAACAACAAGTTGATACTATCTTAGCTAGTTGGTTAGATACATCTGAATACCGTAAAAAAGAATACGGTGATAAAGAACAATTATATATTATTGTAAGCGACGAAGGGTACAATAATATCAAAGACGACCATCAAATTGCTTTGCAAGAATATGGCATTAACATTTTGAATTTTTCAGATAAAAAACAATTAGAGATACAATTAGGAAAATAACTTCAAACAAAAATTCCCCACACTCTCCGACCGCCAAGTTTTTGAGTGTGAGGAACAACTAGTATATAAAAAGGCATTAAAAAGCCCTTTTTACTATACCCATTTTATCAAGAAATGAGGGAAAAAGCAATGTGGATGGAAGAACTTCCGAATGGAAAGTATAAATTTTTTGAGCGATATAAAGACCCGTATACTGAAAAATGGAAGAGGGTATCTGTTACTCTAGATTCAGGATCAAGTAGAGCAAAGAAGGAAGCACAGAAACAACTGGATGAAAAGATAGAAACGGTACTGCAAAAGTTGACCACTGCTTCTGCCTTATTCCATACGGTTTTTGAAGAGTGGTGGGAATTTTATCAGAAACAGATAAAGTTAAGCACCTACAAAACAATGCTTGCAACCTATAACAGAATCTCGGATAAAATCGAAACTGGTACTAAATTAGAAAATATGGATGTACGACTGGTTCAAAGATTGATTGATACTGATGAGTGGACATACACTCAAAAATACCGTGTTAAATCTATCTTGAATGTTTTCTTTGACTACGCTATTGACCAGGGCTTTATTGAGAATAACCCAGCTAGGAAAGCAAAGTTGCCTAGAAAGAAACAAAGTTTACAACAGATTAAAAATGCAAAAGACAAATATCTTGAGCCAAAAGAATATAAAGCAATCCTGAAAGAACTCTATCGAAAAGATATCACACTAAGATATGCCTTAGCTTGTGAGTTCATGATTCTAAACGGATGCCGTGTCGGAGAGTTAGCTGGTCTTACACTAGACAAATATCACAAAGAAACGAAAACACTTGATATCCATACAACCTTCAATCGATATATCCCAGATGATGACGGGACTAAGACCTTTGCAAGTTTTCGGACTACACACTTAACGAAAAGAGAAATTGAAATTCTTGATCAGATGATTGAACTTAATTGTTTAAGCGAATCAACTGATAAGAATTGGTATAAGAGCAACCGTATATTCGTCACAAACACTGGCAAACCAATCCATAGTTCTATTCTAAGCAAGTCGCTTCAAAGAGCAAATGAGCGCCTTAAAAAACCTATTCCTAAACACATATCTCCACACATCTTCAGACATACCACGATTAGTATCTTAGCAGAAAATAAAATTCCTCTCAAAACCATCATGGATAGGGTTGGACATTCTGATTCAGAAGTGACCACTTCCATCTATACCCACGTTACAAAGAATATGAAGGATGAAGCAATCAATGTACTTGATAAAGTGATGAAGAATATTTTATAAAAGTTTGCCCCTTTTATGCCCCCTGGACAAAGAAAAAGCCCTTCGGATAAAATCCGAGGGGCTTAAAACGTTGTTAAATCAACGATTATTTTTTCAAGTTGTAGAATGATTTCAATCCACGGTATTCTATTTTAAATGTATTATATAGGAAGAAATAAGATAGAAACCCTATAAAATAAGCATAAATAAGAGATAAACTACATATAATTTTTACCATAAAAATATAAAAGTTTTAACCTTTTGCCCCTTTTTTGCCCCTTTTCAGAACAAACAAAAAAACCGCCAGCAAACGCCAGCGGTTTTCGTGTGTATAATTAATTTGTTCTTTCTTTCTATTTTATTTTTTATTTTGTTGTAATCAAGCCATCAGGCTCAACTGTGAATTCCGGCTTGTCAGCAAGTGAGCCATCTTCTTTGAGATAGTACCAGCCTGTTCCATCTGCTGACTGGATGAAGGCATTAGATACCATGTTTCCATCCTTGCTGTCAAGATAGTACCAAGTATCCTTGTACTTGACCCAACCAGTCTGCATAGCGCCTTCTTCGTTGAAGTAGTACCACTTCTCAGCAATCTTCTTCCAACCAGTAGCCATGTGACCTGAGTTATCGAACCAGTACCACTTACCATCTTTGTGCTTCTTCCACTGTTCTGCTAACATGTAGCCTGAATTATCGAAGTAGTACCACACATCGTTGATTTTCTCAAATTTCTCTTTTGGATAAGATCCATCTTCTTTAACGTACCAGTAGCCTGTGTCGTTTTTCTTCCAACCAGCTTCGACCACTAAACCGTGCTCAATATCGTGTTTAAATTGCTCACGACTAATGCCCCATTTAGCTAAATAAGGATAAGGGTCAACGTGGTCTGAGTTGTTATTTGGTTGATGATAAGTGCAGTAGTAATGCGTCTTAATTCCTGCAAGGTCGTCTGTATCAAGAGTAACAGGCAATCCAGCTTCTTTTGCTAGGTTTCGTAGCAATTCGATATAAAGGCGATAGTCTGTCATAAACTCTTCTTTAGTAGCATGACTCTCAATCAATTCAACTGCTGCATAACTCTCAGCATTCCATCCGCCACCAACATCCCAACTTCCGTTATTTACAGGCCCGACTTGCATCACTCGACCGTTACCGACTACGTGTGAAAAGAAACCAAGTTCAGGGTCTTTGCGCCAATGGTAGTCTGCTTCATTCTGTGCGGTTGAATTCCGATTGCCAGTTGAATGAGCGTGAACTTGTCTGTAAGGTCGCACTCCGACCTGTGGCAATCCACTTCTTAATCTGCTTTTATCAATATCCATTTTACTGTCCTTTCCAAGCATCATTCATTTGTTTGACCGCTGACTCGACAAAGGTATCGAGATCACTGTCAGTCATGCTGATGTTGTATTTGTTAAGTTCAGCACGAATCTTAATACGTGCCTGTTCCAGCTTTTCCTCACCCTTGTAGCCAGTTTCTGCAGATACTTGTTCTACTGCGTTTACTGCATTTCTAGCAAGGATTTCAACAATCTTGATTGTCTTTTCTCCGCCTTTTTGCACCAGGTATTCTTTGATAGATTTAACTGCGATACCTACCAAAATAACAAGGATGCTAATAGCACCATTAAGTAAAATCTCATTGATCTGTTGCATTTGTATGTTCCTCCGAAATTTCTAAATTTAAGTATTTGTTAAACAAGGCATCAATTCGCCCGTTCCCTCCAAGTTTCTTGTAACTTGAATGCATTTTATGGATAATGTCGCTCTCATGAACTGTTGTATACCCACGTTTGATAGCGACAGTGATATCACGTTCTAACCGTAAGTACATAGTAGCCAAGTGTGCTTCATCGTGAACTGCCAATTTGTTATTGATTTCAGTAATCTTCTTTTGGTTGTCTTCTCCGATAACGTGGATTGTATTCAGTTCACCTTTAAGTTCCTTGAACTGTTCCTTGTTGAGATTTCCAGCTTTACTGGCTCGCATACCGAACCAACCAGTGGCCACTACTCCGATTGTTGGTGCTAGTTGTGTGATAGCGTGTATTAATTTCTCAAACGCTTCTGACCATGACATAACTACCCCCTTTATCGTGTAACTGGCTTGGTTTCAAGCTCGCTTTCGTTCTTTTGTCCTTCCCACTTCCAAATTGCAAGAAGGCCATTTTGAGATGGTCCACCTTCAAGTTGTTTGAGAGATTCGCCTTTGTAAGTGAAAGCCTGATTTGTCTGAATCAAGACACGCTTGCCCTCGCCGTTTAATTCAGCGTGTTCAGGATCTTCAACCACAAACATATCGCCCGGCTGATAAACCTTACCTTCCTCAGCAAGCGGGAAGAGTTCAACGAGTTCTTTATAAGTAGTACCATAAGCGATTTTCTCACCCATAATTGAATCTTGAGCCATAACACGAACTACCTTATTGATTTTCTCAGTGATTTCAAGTAACTCGTTCTGCTTATTTTCAGTTTGGGTAAGCTTCTGTACGGTTTGCTCGATTTTAGATTGAGCCTTGACAATTGCACTTCCTGGATCCAATTCAGATTTAATGATATCCAGAACCGCCTGGATAAGTACATCTTCATTTTCTTGTGTACGGTCACCTGCCAGCTCACGCATGTTTGTACTGTAACGATTACCTTCTGATAATCGAATTTCTACAACTGTGACTGTGCTATCTCCAAGACCACGAGTATATGGCTTTGATGCTAGATTGTAGTTGTTAATTGCCATTTGTCATTTGTCCTTTCAGTTCTTCAAATTTTGATTTTAGTTCTTCGTTTGACTCAATGAGATTTAAAATTTCATTGAGTTGTTTCTGCGTGATGTTATATAGCGACTTGTAAGTTGCTGCATCGATTGCTTTTAGTCCAACATCTTCACTTAAATTTTGGATGATTAGTTGATTAATTTCTTCTTTCATTTACTTTCTCCAGTTTCTGATTGAGTTCTTGAATAGCCTTAATTAAATAAGGTACGAGTTCAAATGCACGATAAGAATATGCCCCGTCCGGATTCTCATAAAATGCTTCTGGTACATATTTCTGTACGTCTTGAGCCATGATACCACATGAAATATCTTCAATCTTGCCATCGTATTCCTTACGATAAGAGTAAGTTTTCAGACGGTCGATAACTTCCAAAGCAGATACCTTACTATCTTCAATATTATGTTTATATCTACGGTCAGATACGTCTTTGTTCATCGGTATCCAGTCGTAACCTCCTCCTGAATAATAAAGATAAAGCGAACCACCTGATGGATCAATACGCGAGTATTTTTCGGAAGACACCCAATGGCCTGCCTTACCGCCAGATTGTCTGTTGTCGTAAAAAATATGACCTGTCACAATTAAATTACCGTGTACAATTGGTGTATTCCAAAATTGCGCTTTGTTATAACAGAACATCTCTCCCGTACGTTTAACAAACCAAGCATAATCACCTGCTTTATTCCAGTTATCTCCCCAGTTGACCCAAAGAGCAGTTTGCCCCCAACCAGAACTACCATTACTCATACCGACTGCAAATTGATTTTGACCAGTTAGCCAGTACACAGATGGGTCTTTGTCATGAGTACCGATTTGGAATCCACCGATACGACCTTTAAAACCTTCAAGCAATGTTGCAGATACGACCACTGACCGTAGTTTATTGATAAATGCGGTTTTAGCAGCTAAAGTATCCGTGAATATGTCGTTAGATACAAATTTTCGAGCCATAGCTTGGTCCATAAGTACCTTGTCAGCTGTAACAGAGTTTGCCCCTAAAATAGTAGTAGTGACTGAACCAGCTTCGAAATTAGCAGTTTTGAGTTTATCAATCATGGCCGATTTGATAACTGCATTGTCAATCAAGGTATCCCCTGTTATATGCGTAGCTTTACCTACGATGCGGTTGTTCCCGTTCGCTCCAATGTTAATACCAGCAATGAGATCTCCTGCGCTATTTAAGGACTTGATGGCAAAACTATCTTTCATCAAGGACATAGTCACTCGATTATACTCATTGTTATAGTCAGTACTATCTACAAATTCTTCAGGAATTATGCGCTTATCGATGATCATAGGCTTATGAATAACGATATTACCAGGACTAGCAAGAGTAAATCTAAGGCAATACTCATGTAACTCTCCTGTTCTTGGGATGTCCAAATACCCTGTGAATACCTGATTGCCAGTTTTTTTCAGTAATATTTGAGAGTTATAATACATACTCGCCTTAGTTGTATTGTCTAACAACTGAATCAAAACCCTACCATCCCGTGGCACTTTGTCCACTGCAATCTCAATACGATAACCAAGACCCTCTCCCTGTTTTACAAATTTCTTAGTAAGAGGGAACATAACGCCTAACCATCCTGACATAGAGTCAGTATAGTTAATTCTAATACCATCGTGGTCGCCCCAACTGACACGTTCTAAGTGCTTATCTGTTGCGACTGATGAAATGTACTTCGGAATTTTAGTTGGCGCATAGAATAGATTTGTCAGATTACTAAATCTCTTGCCTACCTCGACCTCAAACAATTCTGATGTCAAGGCCATGCGGGCAACGTTTGAAGCGACGTTTGAATCAGTCCTACCCAAGATACGCTCGAAAAGTTGGCTAGTTTCTTTGACTTGCTGGAAATCCAATCTGTCTACTTTGTTAGCGATTTGACTGGATAGGTTTGTGAATTGACCGTCGACTGTTTGCTTGTACTCAGCTAACTTCGTCTTATTATCTAGCGTGATAGCTTCGAGTCGTTGACGTGTCCCTTCCACATCTTCTACATAGGTTCTTTTTGAAACGTAGTCACTAGCCAGAACTTCCCTGATTTCTGTCAGTTTATTCTCAGCTTCTTCTCGTGAGTAACGTTTTAGCTCGTCTGATAACTTCTCACGTTCTTTCTGGTTCGAGGTTTTAAAGGCATTTAAATCTCTAGTATTATTAGCAACAATTTGTTTCGCTTCCTCAATTAGGTCAGCGCTTGCTCCAACTTTTTGTAAGGCTTCATCAGCTTTTTGCTTGATTTCGTTCAAACCTACGCTATCAAAATTACGAAAGCGCTGGTCGATTGTCTCTGTCAGACTTTGCTTGACCTCTTCCGCTTTGGCTTTGGCAGCGTTAAGACCATCTGTGATTTCATTCTTGATACCTTGTACCTTACGGTCAAAATCAAGATCAGCATTCTTGATTTCTTTTTCAAGTTTTGCTTCAAAGATATAGGTCTCATTCTTCACTGCATCACTTACGACATTCCCAATCGCATGTGCAAGACCAGATTTAAAATCACCAAAACCAATAGACTTCAATTTCTTAGTCATTGGTGAGTAGGTGTATTTAGTGATTTTCTTCCTTACATCCAAATCGAATGTTTCATGGTATACACCCACGACATCGAACATCTGTACTGGAACATCACTCTGACCAACAACATCAATTTCAAGACTATCTTCCATGAGATCGCATAGGCTAGTTCTGAAATACTGCTTGCCATATTCTCTAAGGCTTGCTTCATCCTTAACGTCTTGGTCGTTGACTTCTACAACATCCTCATAAATCTGACTGTATTTATTGATCAACGGGCTATCTACAACTACTTTATAATGCTTATCATCAGCATTTTCTCCCACGCCCTTGACCGTCGTTTTAAAGGTGATTCGAGTCTTCAAAGACTTGGTAGATGTCTTATGCTGATAGCTAGACAGGTTTTTCTTATACATAAAAAGCGATTCATTTTCTGAACCGCCATTTTTTAAGAGTCGAACCTGATAGCCATGTCTGACTAAATCACCACCCCAATGACCAAGAATAGAGTGTTTATCCTTGGTCAAGGCTTCCATAGCGTTCGTTGTATCAGTATTGAAGGTATGTCTATCATCAATATCTGAAAAGAACGAGAATGGATTATCACGAGTGATGCTTCCAGCGAATCGACTTAAAGCAGTTGAGCCAGTCTCTCTGTCAAGATTGATTGGATGCACAACATAATGATTTAACAGAGTCATGACTTGATTGGCATAAACATGAATATATCCATGTTGTTTCTCAACTTCAAAAATAACAAAGTCTTGCTCACCATGTAGATCATCAGCTGTTAAGAATGTTTCTTCTCTTAGTCGTTGCCATAACACATTGTTAGTAGGAAACTTAAATGTTAATTGATAGGTATTTCTATCTATCTGAACTATTTCGTCAGCATAGGCAGCATTCAGAGGTACATTCCCTTCTGTTAAGTAAATCATACTAGATACCTCCAATTAGGACGAAT